GCTTCAGGTGTCGGAGGCGGAGGCGGAAGCTTGGGCGCCTTAGGAGCAATACACATGATTACTTGGTCAATTTGGATTTAAGGTGCCTGATGATTTCAAGACATCCAGCCATCCTGCCTGCCTCCCAAGGAGTCATTTCGTGATCAGGATAGTTGTCTGGATACATCACATCAAGTTCAGCGATGAGTTTAGACAAAGAAACATTCCCCCCAACCACGCGGGTCATGGGGAGGGCCTCGTCTTCAAGGTAAGGGTTAGCCATACTGTGGAAGGTCCGTGTTGGAGGCTTCGAAGAACGCAGGCATCCTAGCACGTTGGGTATCAGACAGACCGGGTGCTTTCCCCCTCTCGTAGAGGGAGTCAGATTGACTTAGCCAGAAGTCCTTGTCCAGGTATTTATTGGTAGAACTACCAAGCCCATCAACTACCCATCCCACAGTCGCTCGGCGTAGTCGATTGAGGCTTGATGTGGACTTGAGGCCCAGCTCGGAGCAGACCATTGAGTGGACCGCAACGTGGGTTTGTTCGTCTCTACTGATGTCGGCTGCGGTGGTACGGATGCCGATGTCTCCGTTGAATCGGAAGAAGGGGAGGATGACGAAGAAGACACTGCGTTCAAGGATAGCGGCCTTTAGGAGGGGATGTTCAGGAGCTTCTAGCCAAGCTTTGAGGATGTGCTTGGATTCAGCTTCAGCCTTTGCGTTGGAACCGTGAGCGGCAACAACATAGTTAAGAGCCTGGTCGTGACGCTCTTCGTCCAACTGATTAGATAGCAAAGCTTCACGAACACCAGGAGTATTAGGTAGCTCCTTTTCGAGACCCTGCTGTAAGAACTCTCGGACCGGTAGTTCAAGGTGACGTAGGCCGAGGGCCCGATAAATGGCTTCTTCAGATCCATCAACAAGCTTCCCCTTCTGTACAGCAACAGGGGTCCACTTGCGTTTGCGGCTGATAACTTGGTCGTAGGGCGAGATGGTCGTAGTCATTCTCCGCAAGGGATGCAAGGTTCATTGTTGGGTTCAGGTGTTGACAGCGGGCATCCACAATCAGGATCTACATCCGTATCGAAATTAAACAGTCCCTTAAAGTCATCATCAAGGGCAGCAAGGGCATCATCCTTTGCTTGGGTATCAGGCATCACCTGAAGTGCGTAGTAAAGCGACGTTTGTGGGGAATTAACCCAGTCACTTAGGAAGCTTTCGTCGTAAGTGACGACATCACTCCAGCTGTTGTAGGAGTAACCGTGGAACAGAAGGGTTGACTGGAACAGTCGAACCACCCCATCTACCACCTGTTTGTAAGTGTCCCAACCGACCTCAGATGCGATCTCAACGTCCGGCGGGTAGTCATACGACTGAACTCCGAATGTCCCAGAATCGCGGTCAATGTGGCGGCTAATAGGAGGAGCCAGCTCAGGAGTGGTAGTGTAGCCCCGAAGATCAACGTTGTTGTAACTACAAGAAGCGGTAGGAGCAATGGCAAAGGCCCGGCGCATACCCGCTTGACGTGCGATTTGTGCCGCACTTTGAATCGCCTTGGCAAGCTCCGAGACGAGTATATGGGCTGGGGTATGCTGTACGTTGTGGTTGAAGTAATCATCGAGTGCTTGACCGAAGTCTTTGTAGGTTACTTTGTTTTGACACAGGAAGTTAGCCAGCCCAAGCACACCCAACCCAACTTGACGATCCACTTCAGGAGCAAGATACTCGCCTGTATCACCCACACCGGTCTTGGCGTGAAGAGCAACCAGGCTACTCATCCCTTCTACGAAAGCAGGGGTGAGATCTTCAAGGCGGCAAGCACCCAGATTGACATGCTGAAGTAGACAAGTCCCACGGCTAGGAAGATAAACCTCAAGGCAGACATTTCCATAGATTCTATTACCTTCTGAGTCGTAGCGAATTTTGTTGAGCCAGATGTCCCCTTTTTTGATGCCGTCAAGAGTAGCCTTGATGAGCTCTTCGGAAGCATTTGAAAGGAAGTTACTGTCAACATTGAGGCAACGCTTCACCCAAGCCAGGTCGGATCGGGAAGCAGTGATAAATTCAATGGCGTCTGGATGAGTGTAATCGAGGTGACACACCACAGCGCCGTTCTTATACACCCCACCGCGCCTCAAGGTTTCATTGAGGGCAGAGTAGATGCGAGCAAAGGACACTGGACCAGAAGCGGTCAGGCCTCGGCCATTCTCATCCCCACGGGGACGAAGCTTAGAGAGATGGACAGCCACCCCAGCACCGTTGCGGAGGGCGTGTGAGACAAAGCGCCACGAGGCTTCAATGCCTTCTGGGCCCTCCATGCTGTCTTCCACGACAAACACGGTACAACTGACTGGGAGGCGTGACTCCGGGTTATCGATCCAGTTCTGAACGCGACCGGTCCGGGCGATGGTGTTAGGGGTGTCCCCGATGTCAGCAAAGGATGTCATACTAGGTCGTCAAGAATTGGTGGTTGGTAGTTAGGCCCCTTCAATACTTTACCATCAGATCGACGGAGGGGTTTCCCGTCAACCAGCTTAGACATATTACTTTCAAACACTCGGCGCATTGCTGTGTCTAGGTCCCATCCACGGGAAGCAGCAAACTGGTAGCAGACGAACACGAGGTCTGCCAACTCCTTTAGTTGATCTGTGATTGGAATGCCGTCAACCTCACCCTCAAACGCCTCCAGAAACTCCTGGTGCTCTTCGTGGATAAGGTTAGCCTGAAGCTCGTGAACGGTTTCCAGTGTGGTGTTGACTGGTTGGTCCATCGCCGTGCGAAAGGTGATGGCTTGTTGGAGCAGCGATGGTGTGGTGATCATTGGGAAAGCTGTTTGATTTTACGTTCAACGTAAGCTCTCACTTTAAGCCAATCGTCGAGTTCTGATTCTTGATCTTTGTAACCAGCACGGCAAATGTACTTAACACAGTTACCAGCCAAATAATCAAGCTGCTGATCCACAATGAAATCCCAAATTTCGATAGTACCACGCTTGTAGTGGGCAGGATCATGCTTCGTAGTCACAGGAGTGTAGTAAGCTTGAGTTTTAATTGGTTTGGGAATTTCGTAAAGCTGACCATTTTTACTGACTATGGTGCTGGAGTCAGTCTGCGTCACGGTCTTGGAAGAACTCTTTGTAGGCTGGGTTGTTTCGGATTTGCCAGAGGGAGTACTCGTTCCAGAGCCTTCCCAAGGGTCCTCGATGGATGAGGGCTTGTCGGTCAAGCCAGAGTCGGACTCCAAAAAGTCTTTTATTGACTTGTAGTCGGATGGAGACAAGTAGGTTCTGTAGATGGAGGTCAACATAATGGAAGATGTTTCGATCCAGAACGTATAAGAGAAGAGCGACCAGACCTATGTCTAGTCCGATGAGCACGGGGCTGGGGTCCATAAGATGGGTTCCTTCGTAGTGGAGTTGTATTCGCCAGGACGAAGGATCCGTGCCAAGCGAGCGTTGCGGAGGGCATCCTCCTTGGTAAGGCCTGCCTTTTCGTAGGAGGCCACGATAGCTTCCCACGGATTGTCAGCCTTGTCAAGGATCTTCTTGGCGCCAACGGCACCGACCCCCGGAACACCCTTATAGCCGTCAACAGGGTCTCCTGTCAAGCATTGGGTCCAGAACCAGTAGTCAGCTTCTTCGGGGGTAACTGTGACCTCCTCATTCCCGTTGAACAGTCGGCAGGCGATCTGCTTCATATCCTTGTCCGGGCTGACCAAGACGAAGTTGGAAGGGTCGAGGTGGCACTCCATACCAAGGGCGTCGTCGGCTTCCACGTTGGGGTAGCGCACGGTACGGTAATTCTCCGTACACCAGTTAAGAAGACGCTTGTAGCCTACTGGCTTACGCTTGGTGCGCTTACCCTTGTAGTCTGGGTCGACAAGTTTTCGGAAGTTCTTGCTGTCTGAGAAGTACAGTGTAACGTAGTCGGTGTTGAACCGATTCTTTAAGTTCTGTATCTCAGTGGAGAAGGCCCGGATCACTTCCTTAAAGTTGGAAGCAATGGTGATCAGATCATCACCCCACTCCAGCTCCACCTCGTTGACCTGACAGGCACGGTAGGCAAAGAAGTCAGCATCAATACGGAGATGTGTGTGGTTTAAGTCAGTTTTGTGTGGAAATTTGGGCATTGTGTAGGTATTCAATGGCTCTAGTTAATCCTTCAACGCTGTCGCCTAAATTACCAAGTCCAACATTACAACTTTGACACAACCATCCTCTGAAGGTGTGAGTCACTGGATCATGGTCAAAACACATGGTTGCATTGCCGCGTCCATGAGTCATAGGTTTGGCGCAGATAGAACAAGGAGTGCCTTCAGAAGGGCGTACCTTTTTGCCTAAATCTGCTCTCCATGCTTTACCATAAATTTTACGGAAGGCTTCACGTTTTGAATACTGTGAGGATGTGTTGCAGACTTTACAAGTACTCATGTGCTGTTGAGTACCGACTCTTCGAGTATTGTCTCTAAAGAATTCGTCCCAAGGCTTCCACGTATCACATTTAGTGCACTTCCGCCCAGTTGTTTCCATGTTTGGCTTCTGAGTTAAGGGGAACTTTTAATTTATAGTAGTGGCCGGCGTCTTGTATGCTCCGCTCAAGAATACCTTTGACAGTATCAACATGATCAGGAACAACAGCAAGATTCCATTCGTCGTGAATGTAAGAAAGCCATTGATAGTCAACTTCATACTGAAGGCCAGCTTCTGTAATCATGTTGCTAGCTATGACTCCCCAACGTTTAGTTACAATTGCCCCGGCACTCTGAAGCAGGTAGTTGAGGGCGGCGTGTTTCTTACCTTGAAGGCGAATCGGGCGGCCATCTAGAGCCCTGATGATGTCGGTCTCTGCTTTCTTGTTAACAGCCTTGAGAAGCTGATCAAGCCCAGGAATAGCTTCCAGAAACTTGGCACGAATTTGCTTTCCAAGAGCAGCAGCTTTTCGGTCATCCAGGGACTTATCCAGGGAAACACCGATCTTTCTATCCGACGCCCCATATATGAAGGCATAGGTTAGAGTCTTGACGTCTTTACGGGAACACCCAACCCGATCAGCGTTCTGCTGATGAATGTCTCCGTTGACGACAACATCTGCAAAAGCACCTCCATCGTAATAAGCAAGATAATGACCGAGCATACGTAACTCAAGCCCAGAAGCATCCGCACCAACCTGACACATACCTTGGCCAGGACCAAACAAAGTACGGCAACGAGGGTCGGAACTAACTTGGCCCAGGTTAGGGCGGCTGTGAGCGTTCCGTCCTGTGTTCGTGGCAAGTTGACAAGTATGGTGGATGCGGCCATCCTTGGTAACCATTTTAAGCCACGCATTTGCTCCGTCACTAAGTTGGCCCAGAGCTTTCTGTAGTTCAAGGATTCGGGCAAAGGTGGTGGCCTCATCGGTGTCAATGGATTGAAGAACACCCTCGTCAATCTTGGGGCGTCCGGTGTCGGTGAATACCTCAGGCTTCCAACCACGCCAGGTCATGAAGGCCCAGCCAATGTGGTCGCGGCTTGTGGGATTGAACTCCTTGAGCTTGGTGAAGGGGGCATCCTTGATGTACCCACGCGTTGCGTTGGGACGCTTAGGAGTCATCGAACCTCCATCCACATAAGGGAAGGTGGCTCGCATCTTATCAGCAAGCTCGTCCATTTCTGTTCTGAGAACGGACTCCAGCTGCTGTGCCTTCTTCACATCGAACGGCCAACCAGACCACTCCTGTTGAGCCATGATCACGGCCAGGTCATGCTCCAGCTTTACAGCGTCGGCATACTTGTAGAAATCCTTGGATTCAAAGAGCTTGAAAAGTGTTTCTACGACGTGAACATCCTGCTCGCAGTAGTCTTCCATGTCTTGGGACCACTCGGACCAGTCGGTGTTCTTACCAAACTCTCCTTTGTAATCTCCAAGGCGGTAACCCCAAGACTCAAGAGAATGCCTACCGAATAGCTTTGTGGGCATTCCGATGGGCTTCTTACGAAAGTCATCCTTGAGAATGTCCGGAAAGAACATCCGGCTAAGGATCAGGGTATCGTAGAGGATAGCTTTGCTTGCAAAAAAGGGATAGAGTTCCCGAATTACAGGGATGTCGAATCCAACAATGTTGTGGCCGACAAGTACATCCGCCTCTTGAAGTAAGGTGATGGCGTTGGTAACCGACTGACCAGATCCAGTGTCGTTGAAGCGGTAGACCTCTCCGTTATCGAGATCCTTTACAACAACGCAATGGACACAATCTAACCCTTGCCTAGGTAAGCCATTGGTCTCGATGTCGAACGAAAGCCTCATGCCCACACCCCCGGCTCCTCAAACTCCAGGATCTCCAAGGTCTCAGCATCAGGAGTGCCGCATTCAATACAAAAGTATCCAAACGGCCCATTGGAGCTAAACACAAACTCTTCACATCCGCACGTGGAGCATACCTCCGATGGGTCGTGATTAAAATGGTGCGTCATCGTTATAAGTGGTGGTGGCAGTGGTGGAAAAGGATTCGGTGAGGTCTTCAACCATCCTACCAGTCTCGGCCTTAAAGCATATAGCTCCGGCTGGACCAGTCTGACCGTTGAAACGATTCTTGAGAACACGAATGTTTGCGGTGTTCTCTCCAGCTGATAGGTTGCGCTCAAGAGCAATCACCATGTCAGAGAGTTGGACAATGCTGTGGCTTCCCCTTAGGTGTCCAAGGCTGACCTGGGCCCCATCTTCGTGACCCTTGTCGTTGCCAGGACGCTTGAGGTGGCTGATCAAGATCATTCCAATACCAGTCTCCTCCACAAAGGAACGGAGCTTGGTCATGGTCAGGTCAATCAGCTTGCGCTCATCATGGGACTCATTGCCCGACATGAGGATGGACAAGTGGTCGAGGATGATCCATCCAACTTCCTTGGCGAGTGCCATGAAGCGGCAGTCGGAAAGAATTGCATCAGGGTCCACAGAACCAAAACCATCTCGCAGGTAAACCCTGCCAGTGCCCAAGGAGGCGTCGAACGCAGCCTTGAGATCGTCTGTTGGTATCTCATTGTTGAGGTGTAAAGGGCGGTTGGCCTTGACGGACATAAGGCGGAGGGCCGTTCGTTGAAGGCTCTCCTCAAGGGCAATATAGCCCACGCTGTCCCCCTGGTCAACCAACTTTTGAGCTACCTCTCCACAGAACGTGGACTTGCCCACACCTGATCCAGCGGTGACCGTGACCAGCTCTCCTTTCCTAAGACCACCAGTGACGGTATCAAGAGCACTAAAAGGCCAATCAGCGTCCCGGCCATGGAGTGGACGAGTTGCCAGATCAAATAGGTCTCGACCATCAATGACGGTCTTTGGTGAGTACTGCTTCTTGTTCCACAGGGCCTGCCTGATGGCGTCGTAGTCTTTGGCAATTAAGGCCTCGTTAGCATCTTTGTAGGGGTTGGTGGTGGCGATGAACAGTCGATCGTGAGGGAACAAGCTCGCACAGTCTTGTGCTGCCTGCTGGCCCGCATCGTCGTTGTCGAATAGGAGAATGATCTCCTCAAAACCCATGACCCACTTGAGCTGATGCTGAAGCGCCTTCTTGGCTGCCTGTGCCCCATTGGGTACGGACACCACCGGCCAGTTGTTTCTGACCTGATAGACGCTAAGGCAGTCAAGCTCACCCTCTGTGATTACAAGAGACTTGCCCTGACCCCAAAGCTGTTGACCAAACAAGGTGTGGTCTTCGTTCTTCCCTGTCCACCGGAAGTCTTTGTCTGTGTCGCGGCTCTTAAACGCAACCAGCTGACCTGCCTGTGAATAGTAGGGGAACCTGAGGGTTTGGGTCTCGTGATCGTAGCGGACGTTGAACTTCTTACATGTCTCCTCAAGAAGGTTACGTGATCGAAGGGGAACAACGTCTCCAGTAAAGTCCATGCGGTGGGATTGCGGCTTGTGAGTGATGTCGGAATCCGTGGCGGTGGTATGTCTGCCGCAGGAAAAGCAATGCTCGTGTCCATCTGTGTAGGTGGAGTTGGCATCACTTGACCCGCAGCTAGGACAGGGACCATGGGCGACGAACTCAGATTCGTCTAGTCGAACCATTCTGGTGGAATAGCGTGTGCTGGTGCCCACAAGTAACCATACTTGTCTGCCCACTGAGCGTAGGTAGTCTTGCTGGTTTTTGTGAGCGTGTTGTAGGGTTGCTGGAAGACAAGGCGAATGTCGAGGTCAGGGTGTTGCTTTTTGATGGCAACCATCTTCCTTCGATCTTCTGGCTTGAAGTAGCCCTTGGCTTCCAAAATGACCCCGTTAGGCAAGATGAAGTCTGGGGTGTATACGGCTGAAACGGTGTAATTTAGCTTGAGGGTTTCGTACTCAAACTTGTGCCCATTCAGCTCAAGCCACCGGGCCAGCTTCTCTTCGAGTCGGCTCCGGTACTTTCTCATCAGAACGGAATCTCGTCATCTTCGTATGAAGCAGCTCCTTGGCCAGGGTCTTCAGAAGGCTCGAAGCTGGGACTACCAGTCTTAAACCCTTCGACCTTTCCAAACAGAGACGCCACCTCAGCCTCATCCAGGCCGCCGCTATCAGAACCTCCAGAACCAACCAGTTTGAGAACCTGGGCTCCGCGGACCTTGAGCGAGCAACCGATCTTGCTGGCGTAAACGTAGGGTTTGAGATCAATGATGAGCTTGACAACGGTGCCTTTCCAGATAGGGGTGTCGAGGTCAATAGCAACGCCATCGGTGTCGACCCAGGGGAACATGGGGGCAGAAGAATCTCCACCGTAGGAGACCTTCACAAAGCCCTCCTCGTCCCACTTGGGAAGCTCGCAGGTGTGACGCTTACCATTGAGCTTGTTCTTGCCCCACTCAAGGGCCTTTTCGTAGGTTGCGTCGAACTCCGGCAGCAGCTCTTCAGGAATCTTAAACCCAATAGTGCAATTGTTGAACTTACCGCTCGGCTTAAGGGCATTGATGTAACCCTCAAGCGTGGTGGTAACGATGAAACGTCCGTCAGACATAGTTAGGTGTGCGGTGTTGGTTGGTGTGGATTAGTCCTGGTCGTCGTCGCCTACAGCAGGCAGCCCCTCAAGCTCGATGTCATCAATGATGGATTCAAGATCATCAAGATGAATTCCCTCTTCGGAAACCGTCTGGTATCCGTAGTCGTAGGCAGCCAAGCATCCGTTGATGCTAAAGCCCTTAGACGCAGCAATCACAAAGGAAGCACATCCCAGTGTATTGCCAAGATGCTCGTTGAAGGTGCCGCCGTATCCATCAGCAACATCTTCAAGGTACTCATCATAAAGGTACTCGACAACGGAACGCTTGAAGCCAGTGGCATCAATGATTTCATCGATGAGTTCCTGAGGCGGTTGGTTGGTGGACATCAGCAGAAGAAATAAGAGGACTCCTGAACATCGTTAATGTCCAGGGTGTTGTTCATGACATCTTCATCGAACTCTACCCCAAGGGACTCCGACCACTGCTTGAGGATCGGCTGGGAGTAGATCTCAACGAACTTGTCACGGATCACCTGACCCATCTTGTCCATGTCACAGGATCGACCAAGAACGCAGTCATGGATCACCGTGAAGGGACCATCCCATTGGGCAAAGACCAAATGGAGCAGCGCTGCGTCGAGGCTGTGGATCAGGTTAGGGCTGGAAGCAGTGCGAGCCTTGTTGAGGTCGATCTGTCTCTCGTCCCAAGGTTTGGCTAGGTCGGTGCGTAGCCGTTGACCAAGAAGCTTGGTGTTGACACGCTCCATGTCCATCTTGCGGTACTCCTGAACCACATGGAATCCAGAAGGGGTGACCCACTCGATGGTGGTGTGCCCTTGCTTGATCTTTTCCCCAGCAACTCGTTGGATGAACTCCATCGACTTACAGGGACCGGAGAACACCTTACGTACGGCGTAGCGGTAGACCGCCTTGACGATTGCTTGAAGTTCCCCTGGTTCAAGCTTAACACCCTTGAGTTCCTGACGGATGTAGTCCCGAGCACTTCGCTCAGTGACCCCGTAAGGAGTGGTCATCACGGTGCGCTTGGTCAGCTTTCGGTTGATCAGGTGGTGGAGATGCTCAGGCAATTGTTCCTTGGCAACCTCAGCGACAATGGCATAACCATCAGAAGGCTTAGGAGTTGGAACAACGTTGACCATCTCAGCAGCAGTACGATCCAAAGCAAGGGCTGACAAGTGTTGGAGACCAGAGCAAGTAGCATCAACCGACACAGGGAGACCAGAGGTGGTCTTTTGTTTGGTGATGACACACTTCCAGTACTCAATAGCACTAGCCAAGAAACACCATGGCTCTTCAACCTTCGACCACTCAGAGATGGTTCCCTGTGGGTCAGAGGCTATTCTTGAAATCAGCTCATGGTTTTTGTTCGCCCATTCAATCCTTTCTGACATCGGAGCCTTGTCCAGTCCATAAGTCGTAGCAACCTGGAAGGCTAACCACCACTCATTGACTGGGCCCTCTTCTTGAAAGTAGATCAAGCTCTTGTCGAAGTCAGTTCCCTGAGGACTGAGGCTTGTGGAAATTGGATAGACCCTTCCCCGAAAGTCAAACGACCATGGGATCCAGAACGTCTCCCCTTTATACTTGTTTGCCACATACAGAGCCTCGGTGGTCCTGTAATTCTTCTGTGCCAGTGCTGAGTTGTTGTCTTCGATCTCGGTCCTAGCTCTTCGATAGTCGAGCTTGGCCTCCTCTGAAGCAGTCTCCCAGGGCTCTGGCTTTGGCGGTGGAGCTGTTGGCTCCTCGGCTCGGAACTTACCTACGCTGATGCGTCGTTCCATACAGAAGGTGGCGACATCCAGAATGTCTTGGTTGATCCGGTAAGGGACCTTCTGGAGGCGGTTGAGCATGGTCAGGGCCGTGCTTTCCCGTATATCAGGGCACCTTCTCGGAATGTGAGTCCTGATCAGGGATGTCAGGCGCCTCAGCTCGTTGGTCAGGTAGCCCCCATCGTGGTTGGTTGTCCAGTCGTTGGGCTCGCACAGCATGGGCCATAGGCACCCAGCAAACGCCTCAGCCCTATCCATAAGCGCCTCCTTGGCCCTTAGAAAGTCGGGATGGTACTCCACCACCCTCAGCTCTCTTTGAGGCCCCTTATGAACGCTTTTAGACACCACCCATCCGGTGGCCGTGGCCAGCCGGTCAAACAACCACCCCCCAACAAGCACCTTGATGGAGGGGGGCCATGCCTCGTAGGCGATACCATTGCGCCTCATTGAGGCTCGGTACCGCTGAACCTTGTAGAGGTACCCTTTGTGGTCGTGGATAAACTTCTTGGACTTGGCAAACATCTCTGGATGCTTGGCAGCAAACCCATCCAACAGGATCTGATCGTAGACCAGCCTGCCAATGTGGGATGCCACTGCGGCATATGTGGGCTTTTCAATGCTCCTTTTGCCGAGCACATCCAACACCCCCTTGGCCGTGATCAGTGCCAACACCGCAGGGTCACACTCCTTAATGGGTAGAACCGCTGCTGCCTTGTCGCTGACCCAGCCTTGGGTAATGCGGTGAAGCTTGCTCTGGATCTCCTCCGTGATCAGTCCAATGCCCTTGTTGATGAAGGCATTCCCGTAAACGGTGGAGCTGGCATAGGTGCGTTCCTCTGCCAGGCGTGTGCGTTCTTTGAGACGAGTGATGGCCTCAGTACGGGCCTCTGTTTCTCGCTGAAACTGTCGAGCGAGTTGTTGCTTGGTTGCCATCAGTTAGTGTTTTGGATGATCTGTCGTGCCCTTCTCACAATAAGGATCCGAGACACAGTTCTCACTAGGTCTTGGGTCGCCTCTGCTTCATCCTCTACGCCCTCAAGGTTCATTTGAGCCAGGAGGAGGCGCTCTGGATGCACATCGGGAAGCTTCTCCATGTTACCTTCATCATCAACCTCGTGGGTAGCAAGGATGTCAGAATGGGCCTCCATAAGAGACCCAATGTGAATCAACTGATCAAGAGCAACGTGAAGGAGACCATGAAGGGTGTCTTCATAATCAAGCGAATTGGGCGGTTGATAAACCATTGATCTGTGGGTATCGTGATGCTTTGTTGAATGCTTGGTAAGCTAACATCTTGGCCAAGCCCTTCTTGTTAAGGTAGCTATACTGATGGATCTGGTTACGTTTGGCAAGCTGCCTAAGTTGCCGCCAGGTAAGTACATCAACGAGATGCTCAGCTAACTCTTCTGGGTTTGGAAGATGTTGGCGGCTTGTGAGACGCAGTGCGGATTCGAAGTCCATTCTGGTTCAAGGTGAAGTGACAGTGAAACAAGCGGTTGGGTTGGATTTAGCTCGACGATGGTTTGGATGGCGTGGGCCTTTGTGAAGGCGTAGACACATCCATGGGTGCCATCAGGAAACTCATAGGTCCAGGGTTGGAGATGGGTCATTTTTGGGGCCCCGGCAACCGTTCAGCGACGGGCACCGGCTCGATGGCGGGGTGGCCCCAGCGGGTGAGGACGGCGCGAGCAAATTCAACTTCGTCTTGAACCATGCAGCTAAAGCCGTCGCCTGCATCAACAAGAAAGTCTCCTTCTAGCGCCAGCTTGTAAATCTCATCACCACTTGGCCCCTGCGGCTCGGGCTGGGCCAGGGCGGCGTCAGCCTTGGCGATCACAGGATCGGCGGTGCTGATGTGCTTGGTGCCGTCTTCGTTGTAGATCACGCGGATTGCGTTCTCTAATGCCTCCAGCAGCTCAGCGCACAGCGCTCGAAAGTCAGTCATCGGGCAGGGCCTCCAGGGCGCGGCGGATGGTGTCAAAAGCTGCCTGATCACCAGTACTTTCGTCTTCAATCCAAGCAAGTTTCTGCAGGGCAAGCTCCTTCAAGCTCGGCTGTTTCGGGCGCCTAGCGGCGCGGAGTTCTGCAAGCCGGAAAGCTGGTTGAGCAAACCACACGCGATCTTTGATTGCTTCGCAGCACGCCTCCAGTTCCTGGTTGGCGCCCCATTGGGCGGCGCGGGTGGAGATGTACTCATGGAGTGGGGTCCGGTCGCAGAGCAGGACTCTATCCTTGGCCCACTGCTGCACCAGATCCGGCGGTGGGGTGATTTGGTGGGTCATCGCATTCCCTCAAGTCTGAAGCAGTACT